GCTCTCCCGTCCACGTTCCCGCAGACGACGCTGCTCAACCCAGCGTTCGCCGTGCAGAACAACACGGCGGCGGCGCGCACCATGAACATGGACCTGATCGACGTCGCCAACGAGCGCACTTCGATCCTGGCGACCCCGCCGTACTGATGAGACCTTGAGCGGGGTGCCCGCGGCCCCGCTCCTCACTTGAAGGAGCACGAGATGCCCGAAGCAACCGACAACGTCGCACCGGTCACGCCCGATGTGACGCCCACCCCGGACCCGGTTCCGGCCCCCACACCCGACCCTGTCGTGGCCGATGCCCAGGCGCTCGCCGCGCAGATCGTGGCCGACGCACAGGCCCAGGCGGCGAAGATCGTCGCCGACGCGAATGACGCAGCGGCCCGCACAGGCGATGCCGCGGATGCGCAGGTGAAGGCTGCCCAGGACCGAGTCAGCGCCATGCTGGCCGACGCCGAGGCGAGCCTTGCCCAGTACGGCTCGAAGATCTCGGACCTCGTCACGCGCGAGCAGGAGATCGAGAGCCAGAAGGCGCAGCTGCGCTCGGACCGTGCACAGCTGAAGGCCGACAGCGACGCGCTCGATGTGCGCGAGGCGGCGATCAAGGGCCGCGAGGACACCATCGAGCAGCGCGACGCTGACTCGCTGGCAACCAGTGGACGCGTTGCCGAACAGGTGCGCGACCTGCAGACGTTCTTCGCTGCCCTGTCGAAGATCAAGGCGCTGCTGTAATGCGCCCGGTACAGGTCACGGTCGGATCGGCCACTGTCAGCGCACCGATTCCGCTCGATCACTACGCGGCAGCGCCTCTCGTGGCGCTCGAAGTGGTGCTGAGCGCAGGAGCGAACCTGACGTACAAGATCCAGCACACGATGGATGACATCTTCGCGCCGACGTACAACCCGGCCACCGGCAACTGGCTCGATCACGCGACGCTCGTCGGTCAGACGGCCAGCGCTGACGGCAACTACCAGTTCCCGCCGCGTGCGTGCCGGCTCAACGTCACCGCGTACACCAGCGGCAGCGCGACGCTGACGGTCAACCAGGCGGGTATCGCGTGAGCCTGTCACCCGTCGTAGGGCTGAACCAAGCGGACGGCCTGAGCGCGCCCGGGGTTCTCCTCGGCGGGTCTCAGCTCAACGAGATCGCGCCTTCACTGGTGCTCCAGTTCTCCGGCGCATCGGCGCTCGACTCTCGCATCACGTTCACTCGCGCGAGCACGGCAGTAGTCACTGCCAGCAATGGCTTACTTCAGACTGTGCCTGTGGACAGTCCTCGCTTCGAGTACGACCCGACGACGCTAGTGGCGAAGGGATTACTGATCGAGGAAGCGAGGACAAATCTTCTTCGCTGGTCCGATGACATTGGCAACGTGGGCGCTTGGAACCCCGGCTCGTCTCCTACTAGAGTTGCTAACGCCAACATAGCGCCGGACGGCACTCAGACTGCGCCTACAATCACTGCGGGTGGCGGTTTCGATGGATACTACCAAGGCTTGATCGTAGCGCTCGCGACTACCTACGCGTGCAGCGTGTGGGTAAAAAACGTCTCTGGGTGCACCGCTGCGAATCTCAGCTACGATGGCGGCGATGGCAATTCGATCGTGACCGTTAACCCGGCCGCCGGGACGGTTACGAGCTCTGGCTCTCGGGTGTCAGGGGCGCGAATGGTTGCTTACCCAAATGGGTGGTACCGCGTTGAATGGCTGACTACTTTCTCAACTACGAGCGCTGCATTGATTTGCTACGCCGGCACCGCTACATCGATGTCTGCGTGGGGCTATCAAGTAGAGCAGGCGGCTACTGTCAGCAGTCGAATCTCCACCACGACCGCAACTGTTACCCGTTCTGCCGATATTTGCAGCATCCCGGTAAGTAGCGCGTGGTTTAGCCAGACGGGCAGCACATGGGTCGCAGCAGCCAAACGCAGCACCTCGGCTCAGGTGACCACGGAATGTGTTATCGGCTACAGCAACGCGCTCGATCCGACACCGATCAGCCTGCAAAATAATGGCGGCACAAATTTCAGCCTCAGCTGCTGGACAGGTAGCAGTGGACTGGCGACCAGTAATTTTGCCGCAAACGGTACGCGCTTCAAGGGAGCGCTTGCGCACTCGTCGCTCGGTCGCGCGCTAGCCCTCAATGGCGGAACGGTCGCCACGGATGGCTCGATCATGCCGAACCCGACGACCATCCACATCGGGCAAGACAACGACGGGCAGTACTGGTTGAACGGCACGATCGAGTCGATTCTGTACTACCCGGTAAGGCTACCGAACGCGACTGTGGTTGCGCTGGCGACGTAAGTGTCTCGCAAGATCACCAACGACTCGGCGTCGAACGACAACTTCTATGAGCTGTACGCAAACGCGTCACTGGCTGCGCAGACGTTCGGCGTCGTAGCGGATGGCGTCACCGACTGCACGACGCAGCTACAGAACGCGATCTACGCGGCGTCCCCGGCAGGCAGTGGCTCTAGTGGCGGTGGCCTCGGGCTGAGACCATTGCAGCTGCCGAACGGGACCATCAAGTACACCGGTGACATCTTCATTCCGCCTGGCGTGGTCATGTTGGGCTTCGGTCGCAACTTCAGCACCGTGCTCATGCCCTACGGCAACGCGCGGCTGGTCATTGACGGGTCGCTGTACACAGGTGGCTTCGACTTCCGCATCGACTTGCTGAGCTTCGTCCTGCAGCTCACGAACTGCACGGCGACGGACGGGCTGTACATCACCTCCGCCTACAACATCCGAGTCGGCAGTGTTTGGGTTTACGATCAGCCTGCGGCAGTGACCAACGGCATCACGATCAAGACCGGCAACGACATCGAGCTCGACAGCGTGATCATGTACGGCAAGACCACCGGTACGACGCGAGGTCTGAACCTCGACGGCACTGGTGGTGTAACCTCAGTCAAGGCTCGCAACCTCGACATCGAGAACTACAACCGCGGCATCAAGAGCGCCGGCAACGTGGTGCTCGACATGATCACGCCCTACAGCGAGCGCTGCATCGTCGGCTACGACCACGGCGCTTCGACGGGCTCAGCGACTATCTACGGTGGGAGCATCACAACCACAAACGGGTACGCGATTGACCTGAACGCGGACAACCTTAACGTCTACGGCACGCAGCTCGGTGACGCCGGCTCTGGCTACGCGCTCAACGTCCCCGTTGCAGCTCCTCCGTACCGGAATGTCAGCTTCAACAACGTCCCGAATTTCTCCTCTGCCAACATCAACGCAGGCGGCGCGTACAACGCTTCGGCCCTGAACGTCTACCCGTCGCAGATCAACAAGGTCTACCGCCGCACGGTGGACTTCTCGAAGTCGCTGACCAGCGGCGTCGCCACGAACCTGATCGACCTGGACAACTGGCAGAACTTCGCCAAGTTCAGGCTGACGATCATGTCCACGGTCGGCGCAGCTGCGGTGATCAAGCAGTCGGACTTCGTGATCACGTCGCAGACGATCACAGGTGGCACGGACCCGATCACCACGGCGCTGTCGTCGTTCACGAACGGCAACTGGGGTCTTACGCTGGGCAACACCACGCTCACCGCGTCAGGCACCAAGATCACAGTAGGCGTGACGGCTACGACCAGTGGCGCGCTCGGCACTGGGCAGCCCTCGGTCCTCTACTGCACGCTCGACGTGTTCGCGTACAACGGCACCGGTACGGGCACCATCAAGATTCTGTAGGAGCTTCCATGGGCAAGACATTCCGCGAAGGCCACGACTACCCCACCGACTTCGGCTTCACCGGCTCGGCCGGCAAGAGCGTCGTCCGGCAGCACATCCGCAACCCGCGCCAGCAGGCGGCGGTCATGGCGGCCGAGAAGGCCCAGCAGCCGCTGGCGGCCCCCGCCGTCGCGCCGCAGCGTCCAAAAGGCTGACCCCTTTACCACAGGCTGGGGCGGGCGTATAGTCGCCCGCAACCTGGGCGAGCTGTAGTACCGCGCGCCAATCCAGCGGCTGATAGGAGCTGAGATTGGCAACTTCTGGCACGGTCGGTACAACGGTCTTCAACACGCGTCAGGTCATCGACCACGCTGTGCGTCGGTGCAAGCTCGCCCCCGAGCAGATCACCTCGTCGCACCTGCAGACCGCGCTGGAGCTCCTGTGGCTGATGCTCAGCTCCTGGAGCAACAAGCTCCTGGCGCTCTGGGCGATCGACCGGCCGCTGGTGGCGCTCAGCGAGGCCCAGAGCGACGTCTACCTGCCAGCGGGCACGCTCGACGTGATGAACGCGCAGCTGCGCACCATCCAGCCCATCCCAGGCTCACTCACGTTGCACGGGTTCGGGCTCAACAACTACTACCAGTTCGACTTCACCGCGGCCTCACAGGTCACCCAGGTCGGGCTCACCTTCAGCGCCAACGCCACGGTCGGGTTCGTGATCCAGCTTTCGACCGACGGGTCGAGCTACACCACCCGAGTCACCGTCCCGGCGACGGCGTTCTTCAACGGCCAGACGGTGTGGTACGACATCATCAACGGCGTCACCGGGACCACATCGATCCGCGTCTTCGCCGACGCCACCAGTTCCATCCGTCTCACGACCCTGGTCGCTGGCACCAACCCGAGCGACGTCCCGCTCTCGCTGATGGACCGCGACACGTACGCTGCGCTCCCGAACAAGCAGTACCTGGGCAAACCCGTCCAGTACTACTACGACCGGCAGCGCGGACAGCCCAAGCTCGTGCTCTGGCCCGTGCCCTCAACCCAGTACACCCAGTACACGCTGCTCTCGCTCTACACGCACCGTCAGCTCCAGGACGTGGGCACGATGCAGCAGGAGCTCGAAGTGCCGCAGCGCTGGTACGAGGCTGTCGTGGCAGGGCTCGCCTCCAAGTGCGCCAGCGCGTACAAGGAAGTCGCCGGGGACGTGAAGACCCTGCTCGCCGCTGAGGCAGAGGCCGAGTTCAACTTGGCCGCCACCGGCGAGACCGACCGCGGCGCGCTGCGGATCACCCCGAACATCCGCCGGTACACGCGGTGAGCGTTTTCCTCAACCCCACCGGTCGGTCCACCTACGGAATCGCGATCTGTGGTCGTTGCTCGAAGAAGTTCTTCCTTGACGAGCTGTCAGCGGACCCGAACGCCCCAGGGCTCATGGTGTGCCGCGACGACCTCGACGAGCTCGACCCGTACCGCCTTCCCATGCGCCCCACCGAAGACGTGACCCTCGAATTCGTGCGGCCAGATGAGCCGCTCGACGGCACCGCGCCAGCGAGCGCGGGCGACTTCGCGTGGTACGGTGTGCGGCTGCCGTGGGTCATTGGGGGTTGGCTATGAGTGTCTCCGACGAGGATCTGGCCAAGGCGATCGTCGCCCTCAAGGACACCGCGGTACGGATCACGTCCCGCACTGGCGTTTCCAAGTACTACCTGCCGTCACCCGAGTACAAGGCGCTGCAGGGCGCGTTGTCGGTGATCGGCTCGGAGGATCTGAGCGTGCTTCGACGACCGACCATCGGCACCAGCCCACCGACGCTCACCGCTCCGGTGTGGTCTACCATCCCCAACAGTACCAACAAGACCGCGGGCTTCACGCTCGATCTTGCTCCATACCTCGACACGCGCGGCCACTCGCTGACGATCGTGCTCGTGGGCTCCGTGACGGGCTGGTCGCTGGTGGGCACCGTCCTGACGTGCTCTGGCGTGGGCAGCGGCTCGCTGACGGCGCGCGTCACCTACCTCGGCGTGAACTACGACAGCAACTCTTTCAGCGTGGACTCGGTGTCCGCCGCGGTCGACAGCTCGGCGCCGACGATCCCAGTGGGCTTGCGCAACACTGGTACGTCCTCGGCACCGATCGTGAGCTGGTTTCCGTCCGCCGATCCGTCGCCTTCCGGTGCCGCGTGGAGCGGTCGCAAGGACTATCAGGTGTACGACGGCGTCTCGTCCATCGGCTCGCCGATCACTTCCACGGCCGGGTTCCAGTGGATGCCCACGGCGCTCACCATCGGCGCCGCACTGACAGGTGTCACGACGACTCAGACCAACGCCGACTTCGCGCTTGCGTGTACGGGAGGCACGTGCTTCGGGACCGCGGACCGGTTCCCCGGCATGGGCGCCACGGTGCCGCTGGGCAGCTCGACCTTCTCGCGGTTCACGTGGAAGATCCCTGCGTCGTGGTCGGCCAGTTGGCCGTACGCCAAGATATTCGGCATGCTGCGCACGGATCTGACTCCGGGCGCGATCAACATCAAGGTCGTCCAGTTTCCGTACAACCAAGGGCAGGGCGCCAAGGTCGAGGGGCGGCTGTCGGTGAACGGCACGTCGTTCGACGGCACCGTCGTAGCCACCCCCACCGGCCCGCTCTGGTTCGGGTTCGAAGTTACCAACGGCACCACAGTCCAGCCGATCTATTCGACCGACAGCCTGACGTTCACCGCTATGGGCTCTCCGGTCACAGTTGCCCTCGGCAGTAACCCGTACTTCCTCGTCGGCATCGCGAGCGACGACGGCGTGAGCTCGGTCAGCACGCAGGTGCAGCAGGTCGGTGTCAGCATCGACGACACCCAGCCGAGCTACACGCCGAGCGTGACCCCGGGACAGACACTGAACATCAACATCAAGTCGCGTGACAACACGGGCACTCCGAACGTGTCCGCGGCTTCGCAGATCCTCGTGCTCTCGATCCCGAACGTCACCACCGGTAACGTGCTTGGCTTGGGCTCGTACACGATCGGCGGTTCGCAGGACAACCTCAACTCCTCGCGCTACATCCAGTGCGCAGCTCACGAGCGGCTCTCGATCATGAGCTACCAGAATTCGTGGGAGCAGCGCTACGGGCAAACCATGCAGTCGGTGTGGGCTGCGATTCGTGCCAAGAACCCGGGGTGGAACGGCGTCCCCTATATTGATATGACGCGCGCCCAGACGGACGGCATTGACACAATGGTCAGGAGTTGGGCGTTCCACGCGCCCTATGGAACTGGTTGGGCGGTGCTGTTAGATGACGGCAATCTCAAGGAATGGGTCGACGGATTCGGAACGACGCGAGTAGCGAACATCGCCGCGACCGCCTTGGACGGTACCGGCCGCACATTCCAGCGCTGGCTCGCGCAGTACTGCTACAACGGATTCGTCAGTGGAAACCTCACCGCTGGCTACCCGCTCGCTACGATGGGCTTGTCAGCTAATAGTTTGTGCAGCTTCGTTTACGGAGACGACGTCTTTGCCGCCCCATGGCTTGCCCCCGGTGTCTGGACGGTGGGGAATATCGGCGCAGCCGCGGCGATCGTCGCGGGCCAGAAGCTCGTCGCTACCGAGTGGCGTTCGCTGGTAGGGAGCACGGGCGGCTTCTACGTCAACCTGTCGAACTGGTTCCAAAACATGGATTCCACGGGCCGAGCGGGCTACGCAGGCTCAATGGACGGAGGCCTTGCTGAGCACATCGGCTCCGTGTCGATGAATTTCAGCGGCGCCGGCAACTGGGTGGATCGTGTTCAGAACTATGTGACGCCTGCGCTGCGCTCCAATGCTACGGGAAGAATCACGTACGACCACGAAGTAAACCCGATTGCGGACTCTACGGAGTTGCAGAGCCGCCGCTACAACCTGTGCCGGTGCGTCACCACGACGAACTGGGACTACGGCCCGCGCATCGATCCTACGGTGACGTATATCCCGATGGATCAGCAGCAGATCCGCATGTCGTACTACAACCCGAACATCCAGACTGCGACTGGCGAGCCCAACCCGTACACGGCGAACTACGTCGGCCTCGCGGCCTACGGGGCGCTGGTGAACAACTCACCCTCGACCAGCGCGTACCAGAACAACGTCTGGATGCGAGAGACGGCTTACGCGTACTTCCTGTGCGGTGCCCCGGAGATGGGCGGTCCGCAGACAGTGACGCTGCCCGTGCGCACCAAGCGGCTTTCTTGCTGGGACGACTCGTTCTTCGACGGGTCGATTGTCGAGGCCGGGGTGCCGTTCACGGTGAATCCGAACGACGGTGACATCCGCATCAAGTGGTGACCTATGTATCACGATTTCGAGATCACGTTCGACAAGCCGACGCACTTCAACTCCGAAGGCAAGCTTGTCGTGAACGGCAACGACAGCGCACGTCTCCAGTCTGAGTACCGATATGCCCGGGCCAAGCTTGAGCCCGGCCACACGTACAACGACTGGCTCTATGAGCAGCTGAAGGATGCGCCGACGCTGTGACTATCGCGGCCGGAACAGTCACGCGCGCAACTGACCCCGGGTCGGCGTCTTCGATCTCGAAGACGTACACGATCACGGGCGGTTGCGCGCTGATTGTCATCGTCGAGTGCGACACGAGCCGCACGGTCTCGGGCATCTCCGACGGTACCAATACGTACACCAACAGGCTTGGTCCGATCGCAGACACGGCCTCAGGTATGCGCTGGTACGTATTCACTGCCGAGAACGTCACCGGCGGAAGCATGACCGTCACTGCGTCGTTCGCTGGCGGCAACAGTGCCCATTCGTGGATGCTGATTCAGGAGATCACCGGGCAGGCGACGCCGACCGCGTACGACGTATCGAAGAGCAATACTCAGTTTCCTGTCGGTTCAACCGCAACTGACGCCATCACTACCGGCACGGCCTCTAACACGGTACAGCCTGCGCTGGTGTGGGGTTTCTGCGCAGACGCTGGCAGTACTTCGGCTGGCACCGGGTTCACTTTCGGTACTTTCGGCAGCGATGCAGTCGACAGCGTCGGCGGGGCTGTCAATTGGGTTACTGAAAACAAGCGGATCACCGCTACAGGCTCACAGGCTGCGACATGGACGACCGGCAACTCCAGTGACAACGCCATGACGATCATGGTCGTCATGGATGAGGCCGGTGTGTCGACGGTCACAGAGGTCATGCTCGAACGCGGCCCGTACCGCGGTCTTCAGAGAGGGTTTCGATAATGGCAGCTGAGCTTCGCAAGTACGCCACCGCCACGCACATCTACGTGCCGATGGTGAAACGTGGGGTCGTCGACTACGCGGTAGGCGCCGACTGGACTCCCGCCGCAGGTGACGTCAAGGTAAGTATCGATGGCGGTGCAGCGGCGAACATCGCTACGTTGCCGGTCGCCGTCGCAATGGGACAGACCGCTTACTGGGACTTCGCCTTCAGCTCAGGCGAGACCACTGGTAAGAAGATCGTGTGTACGGTTGGAGACAGCGCCACCAAGGCCGTCGAAGACCAGATGATCACGATCCTCACCTACGGCAACGCCAGCGCCGAGTTTGCTTCGGACTTCAGCGCCTCGGCCCTCGCCGCGAACGTGACCCAGTGGGAGGGTTCGGACCTGACCGCAGAGGGCACGTTCCCCCGTCTCGGCATCACGGATCAGGGAACTACGGCCGCCGCTCCCACCAATACCACGGTGGACTTGCGAGCGGCGTGCCCGTTTTCGGCTGACTCGACGCCTGTCGGCATGACGCTCGGCGTGTACGGCTCGACCCAAGGATACTGGCAGTTCCGCACCATCAACGCGTTCACCAACACCAACAAGCGCTGCACCGTCGACGGGTTTACGGTTACGCCCACCGGCACGGTGACTTACATCGTCTTCGGCACGGCACCGCTCAGCTCGGCTGTGACCTTGTCCGTGAACGTCTCCCAGATCAACGGCTCGTCGACCTCGGCCACGAACCTGCAGAAGATGACCGATGGCACGGGCGGGGTTGCCCTGACGGCGACGTTCACCGGCAACCTCACAGGCTCTGTGGGCAGCGTGGCGAACCCGGTTATCGTCGGCACCAACAACGACAAGACCGGGTACACGCTCTCGAATGCGGGTGCGGAAGCGCTGCTCGGCACCCAGTTGACCGAGAGCTACCCGGCTGCGGGCACGGTACCGACGCTTGAGCAGTCGCTCCTGATGCTCAATCAGATGCTCGGCAATACCGTGGTCTCCGGGGCTACGATGGATGTCTACAAGATCGACGGGGTGACGATCGCGATGTCCTTCACGCTCAACAGCGCCTATCCGGCGCAGCTCCCGACTTCGATCGCAAGGAGCAGCTGATGGGTACCTCGCTCGACATCGCCTACGTACGGCTGATGCAGGAAGAAGGCTTCCGTGCGCGCAAGTACCGCGATCAGCTGGGGGTTGAGACCATCGGCTACGGGTTCAACCTTGAGATTCCGTGGTCGCGTGAGCTGTGCAACGTCATCCTCAATTGGTGGGTGCAAGACCTGAACAAGTCGCTCTCGAAGTTCTACTGGTACGTTGCGCTCGACGAGGTGCGCAAGAGCGTGATCTTGGACGTGGCGTACAACCTCGGCGTCGAGAAGCTGTTGCACTTCCCCAAGATGCTCGCTGCGATCGTCGCCAAGGACTGGGAAACAGCGTCCAAGGAGCTGCTCGACTCGGACGCGGCGCGCCTGAATAAGGCACGCTACTTGGTGCTGGCAGACATTCTGAAAACGGGAGTACTGAAATGATCAACTTCATAGCAGGCGCGGTGGTGGGGGCTGTCATCGGCATCTTGGTCGCGGTGAAGAACCCGACGCTGGCGTCGATGATCCAGTCGCTCGCCGATCAGGTGAAGAAGAAGGCCACGGAGCGGAAGTCGTGAGCTGGTCATTCATCTGGAATCACCGCTCGAGCTGGGCGAACATGTTCAGCGGGCTGGCGGTCGTTGCGGCAGGCCTCGGCCAGCTGCACCCCGCCACTGCGCTGTACGCGGCCGCCGCGTTCAATGCCATCGGTGTCGTGCTCAACAGCTTCCCGGACCTGCCGAAGAAGGACTCGTGAGAGTGGACCCAGCAACCTCTACCGACAGCACTGGCTGGTTCCAGTGGCTGGTCAATCTCGTTGTGTTGGCGCTCGGAGCCATCGGGTGGAACACCATGAACCGTGTCTCTGACCTGGAGAAGACCTCGCAGACCCGTGGCGACGCCGACGAGGTGGAAAGGCAGATGAACGCCTCGCGCGAGAGCCTCCGCAAGGAGCTGCGCGAGGACATCATCAACCTCGGCGACAAGATGGACGAGCAGCACTCGAAGCTGTACGACAAGATCGAAAGCGGGCAGAAGGAACTGCGGACGCTGATACTGGACGCGTTTACCAAGAAATGATCCGAGGCCTCCTCCAACGTGTGCTGGGCAACTACCTCGTGCCGGTCGAGATCCTGCTCGTGCTCGGCGGCCTGTGGTACGCGTACGAGCATGTGAAGCACATCGGGTACGAGCAGGCGATGGCCGAAGTGGCTCGGGCGCAGAAGGTCGCGGACGACAAGAAGGCACTGGAGATCGAGAATGCGAAGCACTCAAAGGACGCTGAGCTGGCCGATTTGGCGCGGCTTGCTGCTGATCTCGCTGCTCACGAGCACGATGTGCGCGTGCAGTACCTCCCCGGCCCGGTCCAACCAGCGACCGCAGCAGGAACCTCCACCAGCGCCCCTGTCGTTCACACGGTGCCTGCAGGCAGTGCTGGATGCGAAGAGCGAGCAGGAGCTGCAGAAGGTCCGAACGTCTTTCCCGTGCTCCGAGATCTCGCGGTGGCTGCCGACGCCGTCAGCGCAGCCGACCGCGAACAGTACAAGGTGAAGTGAGATGCCAGCAGGGATGAACTTCAGCACGCTCCAGGACGACATCCGTGCCTACCTGGAGCGCGGCAACGTGACGGACACCACCGTCTACAACCAGCTGCCGAGGCTGATCAACCTCGCCGAGGAGAACATCTCGCGCGAGATGAAGATCCAGGGCGTGATCACGACCGCCACCGGCAACCTCGTCGCCGGCACCAGCGTGTACGCAAAGCCGGCCCGCTGGCGCGCGACCATCAGCATGTTCTACGGCACGGGCACGACCCGCAAGCCCATCTGGCCGCGCAGCTACGAGTACTGCCGGATGTACGCGCCGGACAGTTCGGCGCAGGCACCGCCCGAGCTGTATGCGGACTTCCAGTACGTGAACTGGCTGATTGCCCCGACCCCGGACGCGGCCTACAACTGGGAGATCTCGTACTACGCCATGCCGGCGCTGCTCGATTCGGTGAACACCACCAACTGGCTCACCGACTACGCGCCGCAGGTGATCCTGTACGCCTCGCTCCTTGAGGCTGGGATCTTCCTGAAGAACGACGAGATGACCGGCACCTACCAGGGCAAGTACCAAGCAGCGCTCGCCGCGCTCACAGGTGAAGACATGCGCAAGATTGTGGACCGTACCAGCACGAGGCAGGCGGCATGAGCTACACCGATTCACAGACCGGCGGACCGCTCCAGACCAATACGCAGGACTACCTTGCGATTGCCCTGAGCGCGAACGTCTCGCTCGCGTGGCCGCTCGAAGGGCTCTCGGGACAGACCTACGTGTCGTCGATGATCGACGTTACCCCGACCGGCAATTCGTTCAGCGTCTCGATGCCCGACGCGCGGCGCGGCTCGACCGGCCCGATCGCGCTCTTCAACAACTTGAGCCCGAGCTACCTGTTCACGGTGAAGGACTCGGCGGGCAACGTCCTGATCAGCGCCACGCCCGGCACGGTCTGGATGCTGTACCTGAAGGACAACTCGACCGCTGCCGGCACGTGGGCCGCGTTCCAGTTCGGCGCGCAGTCGGCTTCGATCAACCTCGCAGCCATCGCAGGCAGTGGCCTGCAGGTGGTGGGCTCGGCGCTTCAGCAGAACCTGCCGGTCACGACCGTATCGGCCAACTTCACGATCAGCAGTTCGCAGCGTGCGCAGGCCTTCGTGTACACCGGAAGCGGGCACACGTGCACGCTGCCGACTGCGGTGGCCGCCACCAACGGCTGGTTCGTGTACGTGAAGAACGCCGGCACCGGCAACCTCGTGCTCTCCCCCTCGGGCGGCGCGCTCATCGACGGAGCGGCGACCAAGACGCTCTCTTCGACCGCGCAGGCCGGGTGCATCATCTTCTGCGACGGCACCGCGTTCTACACGATCACCGCGAGCGGCTCCGGTGCGGGCGGCTCGTTCGACTACACCACGGTCAACGCCGCCGGCACCGGAGATCTAACGCTTGCCGGCGCGCAGCTCAACCGCATCTCGTACCTGCTGACGGGTGTCCTGACCGGCAACCGCAACATCATCGTGCCCAACACGGTCCAGCAGTACTGGGTCAACAACCAGACCACTGGGGCGTTCACGCTCACGGTGAAGACCGCCGCGGGCACGGGCCAGACCATCACCCAAGGTGGTCAGGCGATCGTCTACTGCGATGGCACGAACGTGGTCGCGGGCCAGTCTGGCATCACCCTCCCTGTGCCGGTGGCCTCGGGCGGCACCGGTGCCACGACGGCGTCGGGTGCGCGCATGAACCTGGGCTCGACCGCGGTGGGCGACGCAGTCTTCACAGCTGCGTCGGCCTCTGCCGCGCGTGCGGCAATCGGCTCGGGCACCATCGGCGACTCGGTCTTCCAGGCCTCCAGCGTCACCACCGCGGTGGCCGCGCTCAGCGGCTCGCAGCTCACGGTTAACCCGAACAACCAGTGGAACCTTGCCAAGGCTTCCTCGGGCGGCACGCTCACGGTCAACGCGGTCGCGGGCTCGCCCGGCTTCTACGTAGTCAGCGACACGGGCGACAACGGCCGCATGGCGCTCGTCGCCGCGGGCGTGCGCGAGTGGTGGATGTACGCGGCGAACGCCGACGGCTCGTTCCACATCGCCGACTTCACCGGCTCGCTCGATGTCTTCAAGATCGCAACCGGTGGTCAGGCCTCGGCGTACGAGCCGAGCTACAGCGTTACCGGGCTTGCGAACATCACCACGCACGGTGCGAACACGTTCACGGGCACGCTGAACGGCGCGGACACCTCGCCCACGGCGACCTTCTACTGGCGTCGCAACGGCTCCACGGTGACGGTCACGTGCCCGGCAGGGCTCAACGCCACCAAGGCCTCGGGCTCCAGCATCACCTACATCAGCGGCATCCCGCCAGCAATCCGCGCCGCGAGGCTTGCGATGCCCACGGCGCAGGTGATCCTAACCGGCACGACCCAGGTGGGCGTGTGCGACCCGTACACCAACAGCACGCAGCTCCAGGTCTACGACGGCACCGGCAACGCCGCCCCGCTGGGGCCCGGCCTGCGCGGTGTGCCGCCAGGGTTCAGCGTCACGTACGACATCGAGTAACTATGGACGACATCAAGTTCAAGGACAGCTTCAACTTCGAGCTCTCTGCCGAGGAGGGCCGGACCGTGTTCCTGTTCCTGCAGAAGGCACCGGCTGAGTTCAGCCGCAAGATCCTCAACCGGCTCGAAGCGGTGGCGCAGGCGCAGGCCGAGCTCGACGCGGACAAGAAGAGCGAAGGCTGATGGCACAGGAGAAGCTCTTTCGGATCATGTCCCAGCCCGGCATAAAGCGGGACGGGACACGTCTGGAGGGCGAGTACCACGTTGACGGTCAGTGGTGCCGTTGGCACCGCGGCCTTCCGCGCAAGATGCGCGGCTGGCGCACGATCGACAACACCTTGACCGAGAAGGTCTACGGGCTGCACGCTTATGTCCAGGGCGGTAACGCGTACTTCCACACCGGCAGCAACAGCAAGGTCTACCAGCGGATCACGGACTTCAACAACGTCCTGATCGGCAGCTCTGACCGCACGCCCGCCGGGCTCGCTGCCGACTACCGCAACAACTGGCAGTTCGGCACGCTCTACGACACGGTCTCGAACACTGCGCGCGTCATCGCGCACGGCGCTCCGAACCTGCTCGACATCAGCGACTCCACCACGACCAAGATCTGGCACGGGGACACGGCCGCGACGGCCGCGCGCGTGGACGCGGCGCGGCCGAATGTCTCGGGGGGCATCGCCATCATCCACCCCTACCTCTTCATCTTCGGGAACGACGGCTGGCTCACCTGGACCGCGCCCAACAAGCCCACCGACATCGCCACCGCTGACGGCGGCGGGGGCACGACCGGCGTGCGCGTCTCGGGCATGAAGATCCTCAAGGGCATGCAGCTGCGCGGCACCGGCGCCGGTCGGTCGGGCCTGTTCTGGACGCTCGACGCGCTCGCGCGCGCGACCTACAACGGCGGCTCGACGATCTTCGCCTTCGACACGATCTCGGATGGGATCTCGGTGCTGAGCAGCAACAGCATCATCGAGTTCGACGGCGTCTACTACTGGGCCGGCGTTGACCGGTTCATGATGTTCAACGGGGTTGTGCGCGAGCTGCCGAACCAGATGAACCTCGACTGGTTCTACGACGACCTCGAAGGTGGGCTCAACTACGCCTATCGTCAGAAGGTGTTCGCGATCAAGTTTCCTCGCTGGGGCGAGATCTGGTGGTGCTACCCGCGCGGCAACGCCACCGAGTGCACCCACGCCGTGATCTACAACGTCCGCGAGAACACGTGGTACGACACGGTGCTGCCCGGAGCCGGACGTACCTCGGGCGTGTACGCCAAGGTCTACGAGCATCCGGTGATGACCGGGGTCGATCAGGTGAGCGGCGGCACGTACCGTCTGCTCAAGCACGACGAGGGCTACAACAACGTGGACGGCACGGACACCAACCCAGTCCGCAGCTACTACGAGACCAACGAGTTCAATCTGCTCGGCGGCCAGCAGCCGACCGGCAAGACGCTCTCGGTGAGCATCGTCGAGCCGGACTTCCAGCAGACCGGTGACATGACCGTCACGGTCCGCGGGCGTGCGAACGCGCGGGCCACCGACACCGACCTGCAGCGCATGCCCGTCGGCGCCACGCCCGCGACAACGAGCGACCAGACGCTCGGGTTCAAGACGCCCGCACGGCTGATGAGCTTCAAGTTCGAGAGCAACGTCCAGGACGGCGACTTCGTCGCGGGCGAGACCTACGCACACGTCACCGAGTACGGCGGGAGGATCGAAGGATGATCCTCGACGAGCGCGGGTTCGACGGGTTCGAGGACTGGGCCGAGCAGGCCTCGCTCACGCTTGCACGGTTCGGGGCAGTGCCGACGATCATCTCGCACAAGGACTGGCGGAACTGGGCAACGCAGCTGTTGCAGTTGCCCGGCATCGCACAGCAGAATCCTCCTGCACCCAACAGCTACGGGCACTGGCGTGCCTGGGTGGCCGACTTCAACATGGTGGTGAACTGATATGCGCTACGAGATCAAGAGCCCGACGTTCCGCGAGGGCGAACCGTCCGTCGTGGTCCGCATGATCGTCATCCCCGACGAGCGGGTGGCCTTCTCCAAGGGCGGGCTCGCGCAGCACGCCAAGGCAGTCGCCGCCGCCGGCCGGTACGGCGATGACATGTTCGTGCACATGAACCGCGACGAGTTCGAGCTGCTGAAGTCGATGTGGGGCGAGCCGACCTACCACCCCGAAACGGGCATGCCCGAGTACTTCTCGCTCAAGAGCCTGATCCCGATCATCGGCGCGGCGCTGATGTTCACGGGAGTGGGCTCGGGGCTGGGTGCGACGCTGCTGGGGTCTGGCGCGAGTTCGATGGCAGCAGGTGCACTCGGCAACGGTATCATCGGTGCGCTCACCTCGGCCGCCTCGGGCGGCAATGGGCGTGACGTATTGCGCGGTGGACTGCTGGGCGGCGCAGGTGGCGCGCTCAGCGGTTACTTCAGCGGCGCAGGTGCGGCAGCCAAGGGCACCAGCATGGTGGCACCTGAAGGCACTGCGCTCACGCAGACCGCGGGTCCTGCATCGGCCTTCGGCAGCAAGCTCGGTCTCGCGGGCGACGCCGGCAAGCTCGCCGCGGACACTTCGATCAGCGCCGCGCCCACGGCGAGCACGTCGCTCGGCGGGATGCAGTTCGGCGACTTCGCTCCGATGAACGCGGCGGCCGGCGCGTCTGGCGCTGCAGGTGCCGCGGGTGCAGCCGAGGCGGCGAGCGCCGCAGGGGCAGCGCCTGCGCTGGCCGGCGCACTCTCCAATGCCGCTCCTGCGGCGGCCAATGCCGCCCAGTCCACCGGTGCGCTGTCGAAGATCCTCGGCAGCGCGGGTTCCGGTGCGGCCGGTGCCAGCGGCTCGGGCATGAACGGTCTGGTGCAGGCGGGACTGAGCTACGCCAAGCAGCACCCGTACATCTCGGCGATGCTGGCCTCTTCGCTCTTCGGTCCGTCGGAGAACGGGCAGCAGGGTGCGCCGATGCAGCCCACCGACCCGAACTTCGCCATGCACTTGCCGCAGTTCACCTTCAACCGCACGCGCAACAGTGCCAGCGGACCGGTGACCTATACTTACGGCGAGCAAGCCAACAACCAGCCGTTCTACCTCGACAACTCGCTCGCCGCGATGGTTCCGCAGGTTCCGCCGGTGGGCATGGCGAGCGGCGGTCGGATCGACGTCAACGGCGACACACTCGCTGGCATGGGGATCGATCCGCAGTACCTGATGGACCACAAGTTCGTGCCCACCCGCGCCGGCATCCGCACGCTGCACCAGGACCAGAACGGGTACTACACCGTTCCCGATCAGCTCACCTGGAGCGCCGACGGCAAGCCGGTGCCTGCGTCGCTCGCCGACCAGCAGCTTGTGACGCTGCCCGCGCCGACCTACGTGCCCACCACTCCGGTGGTCTCGGGCGGCACGTCGCAGGCGCAGGGGCCACAGCTCGGGAACGACTACAACAGCAACCAGTACACGATCCCGACTCCAGGCTCGGTCTTCCGCAGCCGCTACGGCAACTACAAGCTGCCGGGACTTGCCCACGGCGGCAGCGCCGTCGCGGGGCACGTCAGTGGTCCGGGAACAGGACGCACCGATGAAATTCCGGCGAGGCTGAGTGACGGGGAGTACGTGTGGGATAGCGAGTCCGTGGCGCTGCTTGGAGACGGGAGCACCAAGGAAGGTGCGCGCCGCTTGGATCAGATGCGCGAAACTCTGCGTAAACACAAAGGGCGTAACCTCGTGAAGGGCAAGATCAGTGCAGACGCGCCGTCTGCTGAGAAACTCCTTGGCAGCGTGACCTGATGTACGCTGTATACCGAATCAGCAACAAGCTGAACACGATGAGCTATATCGGCATCACTGGACAGCCGGTAAAGCGCCGCTGGCGGGTGCATGTGTCAGCTTCGCGCTGCGAGCAGCGTCGGAGTTACGTGCAGAACGCAATTCGTGTACACGGTGCAGATTCTTTCAATTTCGAACATTTGTGCACCGTGCCGTCTGTGACTGAGGCAATCGAGCTGGAGCGGCTGCTCATCGCGGACTTGGGAACGTTGGCACCTGCTGGGTACAACTTGACCGCTGGTGGGGAAGTTCGAAAAGAAGTATCCGCTGAAACCCGCCGCAGGTTGTCTCTTGCACACAGAGGCATTAAGCAATCGGCAGAGACGATTGAACGACGTCGTGTTTCGATGTTGGGGAAGCCTCAGACAGCGCAGAAGAGTGAGCGCATCAGGGCTGCGAAACTTGGAGTCAAGAGGTCTCCTGAGTTTTGCGAAAAGATGAGGCAGCTACGACGCGGTCGCGAGTTGCCTGAAAGTGCAAAGCAGAAACTCAGGTTGTTTTGGACAGGCCGCAAGCGCAAAACTGAACAGTACATGCAGGGGAACGGCTAATGGGTAGCACGACGGACTTCCTCTTCAACGGATCGGCACCGCCGTCCACCACGAGCTACGGGAGCAGCGTCACCAACATCCCGACGTGGCTGAGCGACTACACCCAAGGGTTGGTCGCCAAGGCCAACGAGGTCGGCGTGGAGCCATACCAGCAGTACGACGACCAGCGCTACGCGAGCTTCTTGCCCGACACGCTGGGCTCGTTCGACATGGTCCGCCAGAACGTCGGCGCGTACGCGCCCGCGATCGACAGCGCCATCACCAGCACCGCCGCCACGCCGGGCAACGCCAACCCGTGGTTCAACGCCGCGGGCGGAAACCTGAACAGCGCCACCGACCTCACACGCGGCGCGGTCCAGCCTGGGATGGGTGCGCTCTCTGCCGCGGCTCCGTGGGCGGGCGCGGCCAGCAACACGTTCACCGGACGGAACGTCCAGGACTACATGAACCCGTTCGTGGACAACGTCACGAACCGTGCGGCGTCGCTCGCGATGCGCAACTTCAACGAGAACGTGATGCCGAGCCTGCGCAACGAGTTCGTGAGCTCGGGCCAGTTCGGGAGCGATCGGAACATGGACTTCGCTGGCCGCGCCGGTCGCGACGTCACCCAGAACATCCAGGACAACGCGAACGCCACGCTCGCCAACGCGTACACCGCGGGCCAGGGCGCGTTCAACAACGACATGAGCCGATTCGCGGGGCTTGCGAGCACCATGGGCGGGTTCGGCGGCCAGCAGCAGAACGCCCTGCTACAGGCCGGTCAGCAGCTCGGCCAGATCGGCGCACAGTACGGCTCGACCGGCACGCAACAGGGACAGCTCGGGCTGGACGCAGCCAAGCAGCAGGGCGCGCTCGCCCAGGCCGCGCAGCAGATGGGCATCACCGACTCGGCCCAGCTCAACGCGATCGGCCAGCAGCAGCAGGATCAGGCGCAGAAGAACCTCGACTACGGCTACCAGAACTGGCAGAACGAGGTGAACTACCCGCGCTCGACGCTCGATTGGATGAGCCAGATCATCCGCGGCCTGCCGGCGTCGTCCACGACCTCGGGCAGCAACACGGGGCCTGGGAACAACTTCCAACCCTCGCCGCTCAGCCAGCTCGCTCGCGACCGGTCTCACGGGGCTGAACAAGCTCACGCAGGAGCAGGGTGGCATGGCCGTCCGCGCGAGAGGTGGCGTGGTGTACAAGGCGCGCGGCGGACTTGCGTCCGTGAAGCCGCCTGCGAACAAGCTCGGTCAGCTGGTCGGTGGACGCAGCAACCGTCGCGCACTGGGAGTGCTCTGATATGGCAGGACCGTTCGACACGGGTGACGACGAGGATGACGACGGCTCGGATCTTCCCGAGGTCACCATCAACGGATCGCAGGACGAGGGGCCGCCGAATGTCGAGGCGCAGAAGCTCGCGCTCGAAAAGGCACGCACCGGCTTCAGCGATCCTGAGACCGAGGACTACATCGCGCGTGCCCAGTCAGCGGCGAAGGCCAAGCGCGACGCGCTCGTGGCCGCGCGCCAGCACGTGCTCAGCCGGCGCTACAACGACGGCATGTCGTGGCTCGCGTTCTCGGCCGGCATGGGCGGCCCGACGCGCACCGGCTCGTTCTTCGAGAGCCTCTCGAACGCGAACCGCGAGCTCATCCCACAACTGCAGAAGCGCCAGGATTGGCAGGAGGGGCAACAGGACGAGGCGGACAAGCTCTCTCAACAGATCGCAGGCTTCGGCCCTGAAGGGGGTGATCCCTATGATCCGAGCGTGCTCTCGGCGCGACTGAAGCTCGCACAGATCAACGCGAACCTGCAGGGCAAGGCCCTGCAGGTCGCGTCCAAGGGCCCGGCCACCGGGGCGCAGCCCGAGATCGTCAAGCTCCAGACGGCGCTTGACGCGTTGCCCAAGAACGACCCGCGCCGTGCGCCGATCGAGGCGCGCATCCGCAAGCTCAACTACATCGCCCCGCACACCGACCCGAACGCGGAGTACACGCTCAGCGACGATGACCGGAAGATGATGGACGCGGTGGGCAACCTGCAGCAGAGCCTGCAGATGGCGCTCTCGCGCGCGGGCGGCAACACCCAGAAGCGCTCGGCGCTGGCGAACTACCTGTACACCACGTACCCGAACTACTCGGAGACGGACTTCAAGCAGCTCGGCGACACCGTCAACGCGTACAGCAAGCTCGGCACCAATTCGCCGGGCGCGCAGATCATCAGCTACAACACGGTGATCAACCACCTCGACTCGCTCCGGCAGCTTTCCAAGGCGATGCAGAACGGCCAGCTGCGCGGTGCGAACGCGGTCCGCAACTGGCTGAAGACCAACACCGGGAGCGCGGACGTGACCAACCTCCAGGCGGGCCTGCAGTTGGTCTCGGGCGAGCTCGCCAAGGCGATCGCCGGCAGCCAGACGGGCGTGGACGAGCGCACGGCGCTGGAGCGAATTGCGGCCGCAGCCAACAGCCCCGAGCAGTTCGCCGGGCTACTGGGCGACGAGAAGATGGGCAAGATCGTTTCGGGCGTGCTGCCCACTCTGCTCGCGGGCAAGATGAGCGAGCTGCGTCGTGGGTTCTACGGCGGCATCCCCGAGGCGGCGCAGGGCCGGTACAAGGGCTGGTTCGAGAAGAAGCTCTCGCCGGCCACGATCCGCACGCTCCGTGACATGAAGGCCGAAGGGTTCGAAGAGGCCGAGCTGCCTGGGGCGACGGGCAGCCGCGGCGGCGGTACACTCAGCAGCGACGCGCAGAGCTACCTGAAGGGCGCGGGAGGCCGGTAATGGCAGACGATCTCTACGGCGGGCTCGGCAACGCGGGCGACAGCCAGTGGGTCCAGGGCCGCCGGCTCGCCCAGGCCGAAGTACAGCGCTACCAGAAGGCGATCGCGGCGGCCACGGCCGACGGCAGGGACGACGTCGTCGCCGAGCTGACCCAGGCCCTGAACGCCAAGGGCGGGCCCCGCGAGGCCTTCAGGCAGGCCTACCAGCGCGAGTACGAGAGCGCCGACGCGCTCCGCGGCATGACCCGCCCGGCGGTCGAGGGCAACGCGGTCCAGAAGCTTGGAGCGGGCCTGATCGGGTCGCTGGCGACCACCGGCATGAAACTGCGCAATCTCCTCCCCCAGGGCGTCCCAGGGGCTGTGAGCAACCGGGATCTGGCCGAGATCGAGCGCCGCAACCAGCCCCTGGCCGCTGACCCCACCAGCGGCGCTGGCTGGTTCGGTGGCGAGCTCGGCGGCTGGGCCGGTGCCGGGGAGGGCGAGGCGGCGGCGCTCGCCAAGCTCGCCACGAAGCTCAAGGGGGCCGGGCTGGGCGAAGGGCTGGCAAGCCCCGTGGCCCGCTCCATCGTCCGCCAGACGCGTCAGGGGGCGGAGATGGGTGCCGTGGAGGCCCCGCCCGACCAGCGCGGCACAGGGGCGATCGTGGGCGGTCTCGGTGGCATGGCCGGCGGCACCGGGATCGAGGCGCTGCGGGCCGGTGCCGGGCTCCTCACCCGAGGCGTGACCCCGACCGCGGACGCGGCGGCGCTGCGCAGCCAGCTCCCGGATGGCACCCTCACCTGGGGCATGACCAACCCCGACTCGCTGATCGGCCGGTGGGAACAGAACCCCATCAGCCGCTCGATCGTGAAGCCGGCGCGCGACGAAGCCGCCGAGCGGCTGAACCTGCTCGCGGCCAACAGGAGCTCGGTGCCATTCGCCGACCCCGGCCCGATGAGCGACAAGGAGATGGCCCAGCTCGCGGCGCGGATCGAGGGCGGCGAGCGCGGCTCGCTCGTGAGCCCGCCGCGCAACCCCAACGCGCCCGTGAAGAACCAACTGTTCGACGCATCGGCCGACACGTTCGACCCGTATTACAGTGCGCTCAACAGCTACCCGGCCGCGCCGCACGTGATGAACACCGGTGCCAACACGCCTCTGCAGGACGCGTTCCTGAACATCGGCGGGCTCAGCACCAAGACCGTCAACGGCAAGAAGGTTCGTGTACCGAACGAACTGGCCGCGACTCTGCAGGGCTACCTGAAGAACACGATCGCGCAGGCCAAGAAGGACGGCGGGATGACCACCGGCCACCTGCGCGCGTTGCGCGAGCAGATCGACAAGACCACTCCCGCGATCGGGCCAGACACCACGCCCGAGGTGCGCGCCCAGATCGCCAAGCTCGCCAAGGCGCGCGAGGTGGTCACCGACGCCATCCAGAGCCAGCTACCGCCCGGCGCGCAGAAGCTGTGGAAGGCCACCGACAGCGTCTACGGCGCGAACTCCGTGCTCGGACGAGCCACCAACGCCGGCAAGGGCGCGGGCGAGACGCTCAGTGGGTACGATCTCGAACAGGCCGCGGCGAACGACACCCGCAACCCGCTGAGCTGGCGCGCGGCGGCACGCGGTCGCGACAGCACGCGCCAGCGCGACGCGGCCGGCAATGAGATCGAGGGTACGGGCCTTCGGGATCTCGGCCGGCAGATGCGTCGGGTGACGAAGGAGCAGCCGCACACGGGCGAGCAGAGCGTGCAGGACAAGGCAATCGAGTTCCTCACCGGGCTCCCCGGCGGCATCGCTGGGCTTCCGTTCGCGGCGCTCAGCCGGTACGCGCCGGGCCGCCGTCTCATCCAGGGCAGCACCGGATTCCAGGGCGCGCTGCGCGCAGCCCAGCAGGCGGCGCGCGACAAGCTCCCCAACCTGAGCGGGCCGCTCAGCCGGCTCGGGATGGACTCGGCCGCGCGCTTGCCCACGGCGTACATGCTCGACGCCGGCGTGATCTCGCCGGTCGGGTCGTTCGCAGCCGGACCGCTCGCCACGTACGAGGCACAGGAATGAGCCGCATTTTTTGGATCGCTCTGCTGGTGCCGTTCGTCAGGCCGGCGCTCGCGCTCTCGATGAAGCTCGTGACCGACTTCCTCTACTGGTGCCTCACGCCGCTCCCGCGAGTGCGCGAGGTGCTCTACCGGGAGATCCGGTGAGCTCGCTCGTCGACGGGCTCGCGGCACTGCGCGCGGCGGTCGCTACGTCACACGCGCGCGAGGATGCGCAGAACTTCGCCGATGGCGGCGAGGTAGCGGACCAGGAAGAAGGGCCCAGCGACGAGCACGGCCCGCTCGGCTGGCTCGGAGACGCGATCGACTGGCTGCGCACGAAGAGTGTGCAGGGCCGGCACGCGATGTCCGCAGCGCTCCCTACGAGTTTGCTTGCGCATCTGCCTGCAGAGAGCGTGCTGCTGCCCGATCAGGGCAGTACCAATTTCCTGCGCCGCGAGCACTTGCCGGATCTCTCGATCGAGAACGCCGAGCCGCACTACGCGCAGGAAGACACGTCGGGTGATCCGAACTGGTTCAGCGAGACGACTCCGTTCAAGTTCCACAACCCACACGATGTCGAGCAGACCGCCGACGCGGCGTCCCAGCTCACGCCTCTCGCGGGACCGCTCTCGCGCGCCGTGCGCGGAATTCCTCGAGCCCTGGGTGAGGGGCTCATGGAGTTAGGCGGGCACGGGACGATGTCGGCCGCGGTGCCCGCGCTCGCGCGATCAGGCGACACGCGCAAGTCACTCGGCGCGATGATGGACGAGCTGCGCAAGATCATGCCCGCGATGAACTTCGCACGTCTCTCGAAGATGGCCGACTACGCACCGGGTGGCTTGAAGTACATGTCCCCGCACGGGCTGTACGAGCTCGGGACGACGCCGGCAGAGGTGGCAATGGTGCGCCCTGGGTCGATGCTCGACTGGAGCAAGCCCATGGCCGCGGACCGCTCTGGCGGAATTGCAATTGACCCCATGACGATGTGGAACGATGAGCTGCTGCGCTCGGCGATGGTCGCGGCAAAGATGGACGAGCACGGACTGAACTGGGCCCCCATGGTGACGATTGGCGCGGACGGTGAGCGCCTGAAGACTGTGGGGCACCAGGGACGGCACCGCGACTACGCCTTCAATATGCTTGGCGACTCCGATTACAGCCCGCTACTGCTGGGCCGCCATCACCCGAAGTACGACGTACATCCGATGCTCCAGAGCACCGAGCGCTCCATGACCAGCGACTCGGATAGTTTGATGCCACCGTTCGAGTACCACACCTGGGACCCGAAGGCGCGCAAGTCGGATCGGTACGAGGAAGACTACTTCTCCGACCCTGGTGTGCTCGCAGATTGGCAACGAGAGCACGGTGGCAAGCTGACCGTGACCCCGCAGCTCGGTCGCAATCGCCCTTCGTACTTATCCGGCAACTTCGGCCCGTACGCGTTTCCGCGCGCTGACGTCAACTACACCGGTCCGATCTTCGCCCGCGGCGGGCTCGCAACTTTCGACGAGGTGGAGTGATGGCTGACCTTGCCCCTTTGTTGATGGAGCTGCGCGAAGCGATCCGCAAGGCACCCATGAACCGTTCGACGATCCGCGGCGCTCAGCGCAAGGCCTACCCTGGGATTTACGGCAACCCGATCGACATCGCACAGCAGGGCGAGGCGCTCGTCGCCCCCGAGAGCCCGAACCTGGGTGAGCTCTTCGGCGTGACGCGCGCAGACCTCGCCAAGATCGGCAACACACCCGGCACCGCCAAGGGCGTCATCCCCGGCATGGCCGCGAACTCGCGAGGGTCGGACGCCGCGGATATGGTGATGTACCCGGCGAACACGCGACGACTGGTGAACATCCTCGACGCCACCGAGCGGCACGCACCGAACCTGCGCCAGGGCATGCAGGGCTGGTACGCCATGGACCCCGCGTACGAACGGCTCAAGGAGCTCTTCGGTCCCGAAGAGGCTGCGGACCGTTACTCACGCCTCAACTGGCTCACGGCCATGTCGAGCCCGTCGAGCGACGTCGTCACCGAGCTCAAGCGCGGCACCGCCGCCAACATGCTCGCCAACTCTGGGCGGTTCGACGAGTTCGAACGGTACGGCGGAATGCCCCTGGAGACGCGCCAGAAAATGGGGCTCGGCGACGAGGATTTCGGATTTCCTTCGCACGCCTACCACAGTACGGCCCAGGCACCGGCGATGCGCAACTACCTGGAGTACGGCGAGCCGCGCATGATGTCCCCCAAGGTGCCGATCTACGGGCAGGCGAGCAACGCCACCGAGCTCGGCCGACAGACTGACGTGCCCGTAGGCGACGCTCACTTCTCGCGTGGCATCGGCCTCGCTGACGTGCGCGACATGCGTACGCGCCGCGGCGAGGAGATGATCCCGGACAAGTCGATCTCGCGTGGCGAGCTCACGCAGATCGCGCCCTGGTGGCGCAAGGACGTCGCTGCCAAGGCAGGACTCGAAGCAGTCCCTGGGCAGGCCACGCTCTGGGGCGTGCTCGCTCCGCACACGGGCGTCGAGACGCAGGTGGGTGCGCCGAAGCTGGAGATCCTCTCAGACCTCATTTTCGAGACCGCTCAGCGCCTGAAGGTCCCGCTTACCACGGCGCGCGACATGGTGCTCTCGGGCGAGGCTCGTGCAGGGTTCGCAGGCGGCGGTGCCGTGAAGAAGGGCGTCGGTCGCTTGCTGGAAGAGCTCGCCGAGAAGCTCGACACCAAGGCAATTCAAAAAGGAAGCGACATCCGCAGCACTTCATTCGACGCGCGCTACGCCCAGCCCCACGGGCTCACACTCGATGAGCTGAAGGCGAAGTGGGCATCGATGCCGGACGAGCCGCAGCTTTCGCACGGCGAGGCGATCGCCAAGCAGCGTGCCGAACTGGAGACGTTCTTGCGGTTGCGCGGGGATCATCCTGCGACGGCGTACGGTACTTACGAAGCTGTGCCCGGCGTAGGTCTCGGGCACTTCCCGGACCTGGAGCACGCAGGGGATGCCGCGCGCGACGCGTTCTCTGCGGAGCCATCACGGCAGTGGACGGACCCGAAAGGGCGAGACCTCATCTACGGCGCACTGGGCGTACCGCAAGGGCCGACCGTGAGCTCACAGGGCATCTGGCAGGGCGCGAACGGCATGGAGCTCAACGCCGGCCACGCCGCACGCCCGCGCGTCCAGCTCAAGCCTATCGAAGACGGCGGCGGCATGACGGACAGCTCCAAGCAGGTGATGAGCGCCGCCGAATTCACACGCGCCCTGCTCGACGCCCAGGCCGCCGGTGCAGGGCACGTGCTCGACGCACGCTCCCCGAACGCCACGGCGCTTGCCCTGGGACTCGACCGACCGCTCAGCCGCGACGAGGCCGCGAAGCTGCAGGCGCTGGGGGCCAAGCTCGGTCTCCCGGATCTCGTGGACCGTGGGCGCGGTGTGACCATGACGGGGTTCGAGAGCACGCCCACTCGTGAGCAACTACAGGCGGCGATTCACTCGGGCCTGGGAGATCAAGCGAGCGCGATCCTCGGGGAGCGCGTCGTGCCACAAGGTGCCGCGCTCGACCCGGTCTTCGAGCCGGTGTACATGCAAGGCACTGCACCAGGGTCTGGCGAGCTCACACGGCAGTGGCTGGACAAGCTCGGAGAAGGTGGGATCGACAAGCTGCAGGGCTCGCAGCCGTTCCGCCAGCGTGTGCGTGAAAAGGCCGTCGGCAACGCCGAGCGCGGCAAGCGCACAGGTGCCCCGTACCGGCAGGATCTGCAGAACCTGCTGGAGATCGTTGGCGATCCCCAGCAGGGTCCTGCCTCGCTCCCCGACGCGCTCAGGCGCGGGGTGGCACTGCCTTCCGCGCTCCTGGGAGCTGGGGCGCTGTACGGTCAGGGGGATTCCGATGGCTTGTGAAGGCCACCGGAGCCCCTGACGCGATCCGCTCCAGTTCGCGCTGCTCGGCCGCCGTGTACGGAGGAAGCTTGCCGATCACCCGGCCTGCCTTGTTCTTGATGTCAACCATCACTCCTCCTTCTCGCTCACCGCGATCCAGCGCAGCACGCCCTCGCTGAACCCATCGAGATGGGTCCACGAGCCGTAGCCCACGCCGTTCTTGGCGCTCGCCACGTTGATCATGTAGCACCGCTTGCCGGCCGGCACCGGCTGCAGGTTGCACCGGTCCGCGTTCGCCTGCTCGTCGCTGATGACGATCAGCCGATCGTACGGCACCTTGGCGTTGACCAGACGGACAGCCTCGATCAGTGCCGTGCCGCCGTGCGGCTGCGATCGGTTGATCGCGTCCACACCGGCCATGCCACGACGCGGCGGCACCTCGACCAGCGACTGGCTGAAGGTGAACACGCGAAGGTCCTCCGCGCTGATCACGCTCGCCAGCGTCGCCGCGGCGTCGCGACGGCTGAGATCCGACTTCGCGCTCAGCTTGGCGTCCATCGAGCCCGACACGTCCACCATGACCACGGTCTTGCCCGGCAGCTTGCCCATGCCCTCGATGTTCGCGCACAGCGCCGCGTCGATCGCCGGCTCCAGGCGCGGGCAGGCACGCGCCGCCGCCGTGAACCGGAAGGGCAGGATGCGCTCGGCACCGCGGCGCTCGGCCAGCGCGCTCTTGATCAGCGTCTCGCTCACGCCGGCCTCGACCATGTTGCGGAGGTTCCGCAGCAGCGCGAAGTAGCCGAGCTTCTTCTCGACCAGCAGACGCGTAAACGTCTCGCCCTTGTCGGCACCGGCCGAGAGGTTGACCTCCCAGGTGTCCGGGGCCTTGAGCGTGCCGTCGATCAGGTGCTTCCAGAGCACGCCCTGCGCCGGGCTCGCCGGCTTGGCGTGGCAGAGGAAGAGCACGTCGCGGAGCTTGACCTCGCTGTCGCGGTTGTACTTCGCGAGCTGGTACCCGTCGAACTTGCCGAAGGCACGTGCGAGCCCGACCTTGAACTGCTTCGGGAGCGATGCGTGCTTCACGTGCCTGCCAGCCTTGCCCTTCTCCGGGTTCAGCTTCCAGTAGAGCGACACGAGCTCGGTGAGCTCGTCCGCGCGCTGCACGACCGCGGCGACCGTGTCGCCCAGCAGCCGACCGACGTTCGGCTTGCGGGCGAGCGCCACGCACAGGAGCAGCGGCACGTGCCGCAGGTTGTGCGTGGTGCGCGCCTCGATGGCGACGTCCGAGACCTCGCGGGCCGTGCACGCACCGGCGTGCTCGATGATCCGGTCGGTGATCGACTGCCCGTCCTCGTAGAACTCGTCCTCCCACAGGAGGCAGCTCATGACCGAGCGGCGCAGCTGCGTCAGCGGGCTGATGTGTGCGGCGCGAGCGCCGTTGTGCGTGTAGACCGGCGCGACGTGCCGGCGGGTGTTGGTTTTCATCGTCTTCATCTCCAGGTTGAACGGCAACCAAGCGAGGGAACAGTCGGAAAGAGTTCTACAGCGCTTTTGGCGCTGCTGTGGATTTGAACCACAACTCCCCGAAGGGAAGTTTTATCCGATGAAACTCTTGCCTACGCCACTCAAAACAATTCGCGGGGGAACAAGCGACCAGCGTACGTTAGCGCTCTAACCACTGAGCTACGTGCCCTAGAGCACGATCGGATTCGAACCGACGACCTCTCGATTAACAGTCGAAGTAACGCTGAGTCTTCACCACCCAAACCTTAAAAAGCTGGCCGGAACTTTGTCAAACGCCCCGGCTCGGGCGATAGCGTGAGGGATCAGTCGGGGTCGGAGACCACCCTTTCGGGTGAGGCTCAATTGCAGTAAGCGAAGTAACCGACAACCCTGCGCCACTCACGGTGCCTACTATACACACGAATTTTGGAGCGTCAGGTTCCCAATGAGCAATTGCAGTGAAATAGACGACTCCGGCGAGCTGGTCTTTTTCCTGGTTAATCAGGGACTGTGCCAGGGTCCACAAATTCAGCCATTTCACTGGCGGAATCTCTAACTCTTTGATTCCGTGGAAGAGATTAAACCCATCCACATAACATATTGCTGTTGCCACGTTGACTACTCTGGTTAGTTTCCCTATGATCGGCACATCCACCCAGCAGACTACGTGCGCTGCTGGATGAAGGGGCTAACCGGTAAAAGGGTTGGCCCTTTCGCTTTCTGGGATCTGGAGCGGCCGGGAATCGAACCCGGCAGAACCGGGTAGAAATCCGACCTAGCTCCAAGCTCCGCCCCATCATTCGCTGCCAGCCGCGCCTTTCCCCGAGTACCACGACTTCAGGCCCCAGATGCCTTTGCGCACCTTGGAAACGTCTCCGTCGGCGGCCGACATGCGGTTGAGCGAGTTGTTAACAACGACTGCAAAGTTCGGCCCATCCGAACCGGATTGGCCGCCCGTTTGCAACGCGTCAACAATTTCCTGGGTGGTCGCTGGCCTACGGTTTCGCATCCCCAAGTACTTCTTGATGGACTGCGAAGTTGTTAGCCCGTGGAACGTGTCTAGTTCTATCTGAACTTGCCCGCCATTGGTTACAACAGATCCCGCCTGCGGGGTAACCGTAACGTTAGTCACCAATGGCATTGGTGTCCCGGTTTGCAGCGCCCTGAGAGCAGAAATCGCCGTATCTATGCTGGCAATTTGGGCCTCAAACGCCGCGCGCTGGGTCTGCAATTCTGCAATCGCGCTGGCAAATTTTTCTTCGCCGCTCATGGACATTTTCCTTTGAAAAACATAGAATTCAAAGGGTAAGGGCCAGTAGATCTGGCCCCTACCGGTCGATAACGCCCGCTTCTACGGGCGGTCCTGTCTACGCACTGGCATCACCTGCCTTTCGCTCACACAACCTAGGAAACGACTGAATCCTCCCCGAGGCTGCAACCCCGGGGAGGTCTCCATTATTGCACTACGCAGTTGCTTTGCAAGGTCAAAAACAGGGAATTCAGATCATTTTAGGATCGTGACCCAAAAATGATTAAACGCGCTGTGGAATCAAAACCACACAAATCAGTACGAACTATCTGATTTTTATTAGTTTTTCTAATAACGCGTTTTTGGGAGTGATAGACCGAACTTTTTTTTAACTCTTGCGCTTAAGCAAGTTGTTGACGAGTTGTTCTGTAAGTCAGCCGCTTGCCTTCTACGCCCCTAAGTACGTCGACCATTCTCTGCTTGTCATCAGTGCCGATGGCGGCCCTGTGGTTATAGCGAAACGCGAACTCGTCAACGTAGCGCTGCAAATGCGCCTCGTCGCAATGCTGGTATGTGCCGTTCATGCCGCGCTTGAACGTGCTGAAAAAGCCTTCAACCGTGTTCGTGGTGGCCTCTCCGCGCACGTACTCATCCTGGCTGTGATTGACGGTCTGGTGGTCGGCAAACTGCTTGCCGAGGTTTACGTACATGCGAGCCTCGTCCGTCATCAGCGTGGCTTCCGGGGAGACGTTTTCCTTTAGCGCCTGTTTGATGCCGTCGAACGCCTTCCCGGTGATGTGCTTGGAGCGAACCTTTCCGCCTCGTTCGACCAGCGCAAAGACGGTGTGCTTGTGGCCGGTGCCGGGCTTGACCTTCCGGCCGGGCTTGCGGCCAACGTAGGTCTCGTCGGCTTCCACAATGCCGCTGCTGCCTGGGCCGCCCATTAGGCCGCCGCCCTGGTCGCTCATGGCGTGGCGGATGCGATGGGCGAGGAACCAGGCGGTCTTGTAGGTCACGCCGAGGGTCCGGTGGAGCTGGTGGGCGGAAATGCCCTTCTTGCTGGAGCACAGCAGGTAGGCGGCCATCAGCCACTTGGACAGGGGGATCTTGGACCGCTCAAATACGGTTCCGACGGTCACGGAGAACTGCTGGCGGCACTCCTGACACTTCCAAAGGCCCGGGCGGGTGCTCTTGCCCTCTAGCCGGTAATGGTCGCCCTTGGTCAGGCAGTGCGGGCACACCACTCCATCCGCCCAACGGACCGACTCAAGGTAGGCCCGGGCGGCTTCGTCGTCGTGGAAATAGGGGGCGTTGATCTTGGTGGCCATGGAAGGAATCTCCTATGGCCTTATATTGCACCGTTATCTTGGGTTTGTCAAAGGGATAATCGCCCTATTTTTCCGATCCGGGTGTACTCGCGGACTGGCAACGTGAGCACGGAGGCAAACTTACCGTGACCCCGCAGCTCGGGCGCAACCGCCCGTCGTATCTGTCGGGCAACTTCGGCCCTTACGCATTTCCGCGCGCAGACGTTGAGTACACCGGTCCGATCTTCGCCCGCGGCCGTCTCGCGCCAGTCGCTCATGGCTTACGCTCTGTCGTTTGAGGAGGTGACTCGGCCAGCGGGACGTCACGCCATTCCTCGTCGTGCGTGCTCCAGTCATTCGGCAGGAACATCTGCTGAAGGATGCGCTTGCCGTCACGCATCACGAACCGCAGGTTCATGCTCGGCTTGTGGCTCGGGGTCATCGCAACGCTTTCTTGATTCACGGCTCATCCCTCACGGTTGCGGCAGAGGGCAACGCGAACAGCCCCTGCCATGTTTTCCAAGCCTTCGACACCGCACCCGAGCCGGGATAGATGTCGTCCAGTTCGTCGTCAGGTCGCGCGCCGACCATCTCGAATGCCCAGTGGCAGACCTTCTCGGGCTTCGCGCCGGTCAGCCCACGCCGCAGCGTGATCGACTCCTGCACCCAGTCGCGCATGACCAGCCGCTTGCTCACGACGGGCTTGCGGGCCGGCTTCACAATGACAGGCTCCCAGGCGTAGGCGACACTGACGTTGCGCTTGAAGGCCGCGAACCCCTTGACCCACGACATCCAGCGTGCGCCTGTCTTTTCAACCAGCGGGGCCAGCACAGCCATCGAATGCGGCGTGGCCGATGCGTGCAGCACCCACCCGTCGTACTGCGATTGCAGGCGGGCTATCAGCTCGGCCATATCGACCTCGCCGCCGAAGTCAGGATGGTCGGCGTACAGGTAGGCGCAACCGACATAGGGCGGGTCTGCGTAGCCGATTTTCAAGGCTTCTCCCCTGCGCTGGCAGCGCGTCGTAACAGCTCCATAACTCGCGCTCGCTGTTCAGCATCGAGCTTGTGGTACGCGACGCTAACACATTTAGCCATCGCTTCCCACAGATTCGCTTCGTGTCGGTGGCGCAAGGCAAGGTGCTCGCACTCGCCGATGATCGTTCTGTCGGTCATGCGGCATCCCGTCCATTGTCAGCGAATCCCGCCGCGCCCTTTTCCAGTTCGTAGTCCAAGGCGTTCTTGATGGCAGTCGCGATGACCTCCGGGGGCCAATCGGCCGGCACGCTGATCGTGCGCCGCCCCTCGCTGCACTGCGCAGTCCGGGGATGGTCGCCGCCGCTGTAGCCGCAGCGGCACCAGCTCACGTTCTTCATGGCTGATCCCTTTTTAGGGCAGTCAATGCCAGTGACACGCGCGTTGGGAACCCTCCCGGTTCAAGCTCTTTTGCCACGTCGTGCGCGCCCTCGCCGAAACAGTCAAAGATCGCGTCGATGTGCAACGGGATGCATCCGTAGAATGCGCCGCCCGTAGAAGCGCGCACGCCAATCCAGTATTGGTTGCTGTCTATCCTGTCGCGCCACATGAATGCTTCAGCCACGCTGTTCTCCCTTTGTCGCAGCGGAGGGCCGGTGTGCAGTCCCGGCCGCGCCGCTCACTTCGTCAGGTGCTTGACCGCCCACATGACCGCTTCCTCGGTCTTGGTCAGCGCGAGCGACAGTTCCCGGCTCTGCCCGACGCTGGCGATCAGCGTGTGCAGTTCCAGGCCCTTGTCCTTGATCGCCTGCATCTGCGCCTTCTCGGCGTCCGACAGCACTCGGTACTGGTGACGCATCACGTTGTTCACTGTGCGGGCGTCGCTGGTCGAATCGACTGTGGTCATCATCGTCTCCTTGGGTGGGTGAAAAAGAAGCCGTCTGGTCGCGCTGAGGGGTTCCCGTGCGAGGCGCGTGCGCCACCGGCGGAGACGCCTTCCTGGCACGCTCCGTAGCGTCGTAAAGCGTTCTGGCTTGCCGGGCGGGATCGGTCTCAGTGGTCACAGACGGCAAAACTGTATTCATGGCTTCGCTGGCTCGCTCAACGCTTAGCCGCGAGAATCCTGCCAGACGGGTCG